CGATTGGTTCGTGAAAAATAAGGTCGTGCTTTTAATTGCGGGATCAAGTTTGACGTTCAAGATGTCTTTGATGTCGTCGATTTTAGCGACTGTTGTTTTTTGACCAGCTGGAAGAGTACCAAGTGTATCCAAAATTTTAGCATTACGGGTCACCGTTGTCTTTTTAGCAATCCATGCAGTAACCCATGCGATAATTGCTTCAGCTGTATCCTTCAGCAAGGTATTAGTAATCGTCGAAATACCCGCATAGCGTTGGATCAGGTAGGTCACAAAAGTCAGCTGTGGCTCATTATTGTCATTGATCGGATCATCTTCGTTATCAATGTTTTCAAGCGGCGTCACATCTGTCCATTTTTCAAGGTTACGTTTTCCGGATGGCGTGGTGACCGGAACAACCGTTACATATTGTTCAAGCGCATCATACTGACGTTTCAGCGTATTGATTGCTGTCTGAATATCCGGAGGAATCGTCAGCCCGATACCATTGCCGTTACCGTCAAGTGTCGAATTCAACTCGGCTACGATTTTAGGATCGCCCTTAACCATGCCCTTGAAATCTTCAACAAATTTCATTTTCAGCTTATTTTCAACTGGGGTCAGTGGCGTAGTCGGCGCTGCAATTGCCTGTTTCGCAGCTTCGGCAGACATTTCATCATACTGTTCTTTAGCGACGTCGCGCTTTGCTTTCGCAGCGTGCAGGTCTTTATTCTTTGTGTTCACATCTTCTTCTGTTGCGCTATCGTCAATCAGCAGCGCACTCAGTTCTGCCTGTAAGTCGGATACTTTTTGTCCGGCTGAAATCCAGGCATTCTTCAAATCTTCAATATTTAGAGCTACTGGCATTTCATTCACCTCGTAAAATTTTTAGTTTTTTAGACAAGAGCGACGGTTCATTTTTTGGCCGGGGATTTAGCCCAGCCGCGATAGCTGGATCACCTCCGCCTACGATAGCCGCAGGCTGTTCAGATTGGTTTCTAAGCAAGTTTTCCGGTACGTTCCTATATCGATCCGCCCATTTATTGGAGATCGAAGCCGCGGCATTCACGGGGGAAATAATCTCGTCCGCCAAGCCATAATCCACTGCTTCTTGAGCAGAAAGCCAGGTCTCATTATCCATAAGTTCAGTGATTGTTTGCTCATCCAGCTTATCACCTGCTCTATTCAGATAAGTTTGTTTCATGCTCGCGCCTATATGATCTAAATCGTCTGCCTGTTTTCGCAAATCTGCTGGATTTCCCCAGGCAAACATCGACGGGTTGTGCACCATCATCATGGCATTTGCTGGCATATAAATATGGTCACCAGCCATCGCGATAATTGATGCTATTGAGGCTGCAAGTGAGATCACATACATATCCACAGTAGCTTTGTGCATGCTTAGCATGTTACCGATCGCAACACCCTCAAACACGGATCCACCTATAGAATCGAGATGTACCTTAATAGCTGATACATCGCCCAACAATTGCAGATCCCTTTGAAAAGACTGCGCCGATGTATCCGATTCATCCCACTCATAGCCACCTGGGACGATTTCGCCCAAAATAAAAACGTCTGCCGATTGTCCATCAGCTGACGCCTGCATACTCCAAGATTTATGAAACTTCTTTGGCATTTGTTGATCCACCTCCTTTCCTATTCGCAATTGGTTCATCGATCGGATACAAGTCACCGCTAATCCAAAGTCGATCCGCATTCGGATCGTCAACTGGCGGGTATCCTTCGGCAAGTCTTATTTCATTTGGCTTTAAAATAGAGCATCGAATAGCTGCTTGATAATAAGCAGTTCGTGTCGCCGTATCCCCCCGTAGCAACCCGTTCATATCAAACTCAAAATGATATCCGGCTGCTCGTTGTGCCGGTGTGAGCAGTTTTTTATTCAACTCTTCCTCGTACTGCGTCACCGTGGACATCAAGTTTCCGGTTACAAACTCCATGTTCAGCTGTTCAAGCGAGTTATATGAGCTGTTGGCCACACCAAGGAAATGAAGTGGCACACCGAAGACCATAGCCACACGACTTCGTGTCACTTGGTCCACGTTTAGCAGATTTGTATCAACAAGCTGACGCTCCATCCGAGTGATTTCCACGCCTGCCTGCTGAATCAATAGCCCGCCATTGTCTTTATAGAACTGAGCGATATGATCAATCTGCGCTTTTTCTTCCTCATCTGACAAATGGGTAGCCATTTTAACGATGAAACCTTCGTTCGTGCCGTTCAACTGGGATAAGCTAATCTTTCGAACCTGCGCATCATAATTCAAGGTATCCGAAAGCAGTGAGACCGGACCGATACCTGTTGCGGATCCATAGCGCATGTGTTTAAAATGCAAGACATCCGTGTAGGGCACATACAGCGTTTGAATAGCACTGTTATCGTCCTCAGCTGAGATCGCATAGTAGAGCGTTCCGCTGTTTGTATCGATATAGAGGGCGCAGCACTTGGGTTTAATTAACTTCATATCGATCACGGCACCATTACGATCGCGAATCAAGTGCGTGTACGAATTTCCGTCTAGATTTCGCAACGCTTCCCAGTCACGTTTAAGATCGAACTGATTAAAATAGCGTGGGCCGAGCTGCATCAGATTGTACGCAGCGCAGTCAGTTGGCTCATTATACTTTTTGTCGTAAAGATGCAGCGGCAGGCTAGCCAGCGTATTGGATAACCGACTAACCACACCGAAAATCGTTTCATACATCTCCGGCTGTGAATTAAACCAGTCGGAAAAGGATGCGAGCTCAGAAAGGCTAACGGTTGTCCGATTCCCAAAGACCACTTGATTAAAAAATTGCCCGATTCTACTGAAAAAGCCTTGTTTTTTCTGCTTTTTTACCACCATTTTCACCTCCTCAGCAGGTCTTTTACGCTGTAATACTTAACTTTTGGCTTGATATTAACGTTGGCGAGCTCCGGCAAAGCAACCGTATGGGCGTCCAAAGCCGCCGCAAAGCCGTCAATTTTGCGATTTTTAGAGCTTTTTTTCGGCATAAAGTTATCGTTTCGATCCTTAATCAGCTGCACATTGGACAGATACCAGCGAAAAATACGGCTATTATTGAAGATCACCTTGCCGTCCAGCATCAATTCCTTGAAGTTTTGCATCGGACCGCCAAGTGTCAAGAAACCCTGAATGACTTTCTCAGTTTCAAAGCCCGCATTCGCCATTTCATCATTCAAGAACAGCGCCTTCGCCCGATCATAGCCAACTTTTAGGATTTTATAGTGCTGCCCTTGGTCAACGAACCAGTTCAGCACGTCTTTATAGTCAACGTGATCCTCGCCGCTAATTGTAAGGTCGCCGGCGTCAATCCACTGCTGCAATTTCTCTTTTTTCGGATCCCGATCAAAGCGCTTTTGAGGAATCCAGGAATGATTGAGCAAAAAGATGCAGCCATCCGGCAATGGAAACTCTAAAATTGCCCCGGTAAAGTCTTCTGTCTCAGACAGATCATATCCACCAAAGCAACTAAGTCCTTCAAGTTCCTTGAGGGGCTTCACCTTGTTATTTTTCATAATCGTCGGCACGTCTAAGAAAGACATTTCCGAGGTATCGCTAAACAAATTAAATTGTTTCGTGACCCAGTTGACGCGCTCTGAACTATTCTTGCGATCCTTCTGCCAATCGGTAACGAGCTCCGGAATCTTCATCAAAAAGAAATTCGGATTCGCCTTAATCCAAAGTTCCGGCTGGTCCGCTTCCTTTTCACTGTCCTGCTTTGCCATAAAATAAAAGGTCCGATCGTCCTCATCGAGACCTTTGAGGACGCGCTCACCAGTTTCACAGTAGTCCATGAGTGGGCCATCAAGCACAATGCCTGCCGTTGAAATATAAATAATCAATGGCTGCCGGCGCGTACCACGACTTTGCTTCATCAAGCTGATTAAATCGTAATCCTTGTATTCATGGAGTTCATCAAAAATAGCGCCATGTGCATTTTCGCCGTCTTTGTCATGCTTTTCAGCGCTCATGGCGACCATGGTGCAGTTTTTATCCGGATATTTGATCGCGTATTGCATTGGCTTGAAGCGTTGCATTAGATACGGTGAAGCTTCGATCATGACCTTTGTCTCTTCAAACAGCTTACCTGCTTGTTTCTTCGAGTTAGCCAGTGCGTAAATATCAGCGCCATTCTCCTCGTCAAATCCAAGCATATAGGCTGCAAGCCCCGAGCACATTGTCGTTTTCCCATTCTTTCGACCAATAAAAATGAGCCCCTCACGAAAGCGACGGACCCCAGTATCTTTATGCACCCAGCCGAACAATGAACCGATAACAAAATGCTGCCAAGGTTGCAAAACAATTTTTTTATAAGCGCCCTTACTCGGTTTACATTTTTTCTCGATAAACCGTATTTGGCGCCAGGCTTTTTCTTCGTCAAAAACCCACGGAAATGCACGTGTTCCCTGCTTTTTAAGGTCACTCATATGCCGCTTTGCGGCTAAAATAACCTCTTCAGATGCCGGCATGGATCCATCAATTACACGTTCAGCGTACCAAGTTGTTAATAGAGCCGGATAAGGCTCTTTCAGATAGCCGCCCCAGCTGGCATATTCTTCTTTCAAGGCTTCAAACCACTCGGAAAGCTCCGTGTAGTTCATCTCAATGACGAGTTTAGAAGTCTTCATCGTCATCATCTTGCTTATTTTCGGATCCGCCAATCGCTAATTTTGCTCTAGCCGCTGGAGATAAGCCTAGATCCGCGGCAAAGGCTCGCATCTGCTGGGCAATCTGCATTTTTTTGGTCACATACGGATTGGCTTTCTGACCGGTTGCCGATGAAATCCAATACCCTTTACGCTTCACCTGCTTGTCATAAGCAATGTACTTGTCGTACGCATCACAATAGATCGCCAGGTGATCGATGTCGGCTTCGGTCATAATTTTTACTTCGACCAGGAGTGCGACCAACCGATCAAACTCTTTTTGTGCAAATTTAGAAAGCCAAGTCGGCGCATGAATATTATCCGACCGAATTTTCATCTTTTCTTCGTTTTCAATCCGTCGATTAAGCTCTTTTTTCGTTTTGTGAGCGGTATTTCCACCCACCAATTGGAGCCTGGCGGACTTTGCTGGCATCGACATTTGGGTCACCTCCTGGAATGTATTAAAAAATGCTGAAAAACGAAAAAATCACACGGGAGCCCCTGTCACACCGTTCTCCCATA